CCAGAAAATGGTCGATGGTTGTATGCAAAATAAAATGGCGCGTAATTTACTGACTAACAAAGACATGCTTGCTGAATACAGCTTTATAGCAGAATGCCCAAAAACAGGGCTTGAGCTTAAATGCCGCCCAGATGGATTGTTAAAAGAGGCTGGCATAGTGATAGACCTAAAGTCATGCTTAGATGCATCCTATCGCGGCTTTGATAAGGCTGTCAGGAATTTCCGCTATGACGTCCAAAATTGCTTTTACAGGTATGTGTTAAAGTTATGCGGAATTGAAACTACAAATTTTATTTTTATCGCAACTGAGAAAAACAGTTATGCTACAGCTTGTTACGAATTGTCCGATAAATATAACAAATATGCCGAGGTCGAGATGTTCAAGACATTGCGTAAAATTAAAGTGGCTCAAGAAACAAATGTTTACGACACTGGTTGGCCTGAATTGGATACAATCAATCTTCCAGCATATCTTGATGAAGACCACGGCTTATAAGAATCCCAGTGCAGGGGTGCTGCACACATTAAAAGGAGGGTAAACATAATGTTACCACAAATTTATAGAAGAACAGACATAGAAAAACAATTTGGTATATCTAGGTCTACAATTTATGCCATGATGGCGGAAGGAAGATTTCCTAAACCAGTAAAAATAGCAGATCGTGCTGTTGGGTGGCTTGAAGAAGATTTGAAAAATTGGTTTGATAACATGCAGGAGACAAAATAATGCAACACATAATAAGCGGCGTGAAAGCGCTATACCCAAGACTAAATGCTACTTACCGTTTTGATCAGGAAGAGTATAAATCAGTAAAATGCTCACCTGACGCGGAAGGCGCTTCATATGAAATGTCATTTAATTTGACAGGCGAGCAATGCAAAGAGCTGAATGCTGTTTGTATGCAGGCATATAAAAATGCGGCGGCTATGGATGCAAATAGTAAGCGAAAGTGGCCTGAACAGCCGTTAAACCTGCCATACAAGCGTGATGATGATAAGCAAGGCGATTGGATTGGTAAGGCTAAGTTAAAAGGCGCATATTCAGGCGATATTACGAATCCACCACGCCAAGTAGATGCGTCACGTAAGAAGCTTCCAGACGGATTTGAGCTTACTTCTGGCTCGACTGTGAATATTGCAGTTACTGTAGTGCCATACAACACTGGCACTCTTAACGGAGTTTCACTAAGATTACGTGCAGTGCAGGTTTTGGAGCTGGCTGAGAAGCAAGAGGCAGACGATCCATTCACTGAAGTATCTGGTGGTTATTCTGGAGGCGCGTCACCTGTTAATGGTGTTGAGCATGACCCATTTGGTTTGCCACCAGCTACGCCGGCAGCATCAAATGATCTGGAAGATGAGATACCATTTTAAATAAACATGCCGTTAGACAGAACTTATTGAGGTTTTGTCTAACGGACACGACAGGACATTTGCGAGACATGTCCAATATGTCCGAGACAGGACAAGACAAAAGCGGGACATGTCCAACATGTCCGATAAATTGAGGAAGGAATAAAAATGATTAGTTTAATTAGAGGTAATTGCTTAAACGAGTTGCCAAAGCTTAACAGACAAAGCGTGGATATAGTTATAACTTCACCACCATACAACAGAAAAAGAAATGATAAATATAACAATCATAATGATGTTATAGTCGATTATGTTTCATTTTTAGAAAAATCAATTAATGAATGTTTGAGGGTTTGTAAGGGTAATGTATTTTTTAATATACAAAAAAATACCTATAATCGCAAAGATGTTCATACAATTATGGGGATGTTTTCAGATAAAATAATTGAGGTTTTAATTTGGAAAAAGTCTAATCCAATGCCAAACCCACACTTAATAAACGCATATGAATACATTTTAGTTTTATCAGATAATAATAAATCATTAAAAGCAAATAAAACTTACACATTAAACCACTTTACAACGCCAGTTTACAGCGCAAACCCATATAAAAATATACATAGGGCTGTAATGCACCCTGATGCTTGCGCTTATATGATTGATAATTTCAGCAATGAAGGTGATATAATTTTAGACCCCTTTATGGGTATAGGAACAACAGGTATAATTGCAACTGAAAAAAATAGATCATTTGTTGGAATTGAATTAGATCAAGAATATTTCAAAATATGTAATTCTAATATTAATAAAATAATAGAAAATAGATTTGCTACAGAAAAATAATCTTTATTAAATTTATAAAAGGGAAGGAATAAAATGCAAAACACGAAATTTCCAAATGCTAAATGGGAGCAGTATTCAGATAAAATTATAAGTGCATTATCATTGAAAAAGACTGCCATAGGAGAATATCATGGTGCTTGCCCGGTATGTCAGGGTGAAGATCGGTTCTGGATCAAGGAAACGTCTGATAGCGAAGTTATGGTAAGCTGCCGTAAATGCTCTGATTATGCAGGCATAAAGGATGCGCTGCGAAGGCAAAATTTATGGCCTAACGAGAATGATAAACCTATGACAAAAGAATATAACATTAGCTGGCCTAAACAAGATGATAGCATTACGCATGATTATCTGATTGCTAAAAAGATTGGCCTGAATAATGCTAAGATTGTAGATGATAAAATTTTTGTGCCAGTGATTAACGTAATGGGTAAGCGCGTAGGCTACCAGACGATTGATACCTTGGGTAATAAGAAGTTTAGCCCAAAGATGCCTGTAGTGGGTAATTTTAGCGTTATTGGGGGCAAGCTAGAAGATTTGGCATATGTATGTGAGGGATGGGCGACTGCATGCTCAGTATATATGGCAACTGGTAAGCCAGCAGTATTTGCATTATCTGCGGGCAATATGACTGCCGTGATAGGTGAATTACTGCAAGCTAGACCGAAGCTGCGTTTAGTTATTGCTGGAGATAACGACGAGGCAGGCTTGAAGGCCATTGAAAAATGCGTGGCTGATCACGGCGTGAAGTCTATTGTGCCTGAGATTGGCGGCTGGGACTTCTCTGATATGTGGATTAATCAGGGCAAAGAGGCCACAGCAAAGGCATTAGAAGTGAAGAGCCTGTTAGATCAGGTGTTCTTCCCAGGCGATGCGATGCCACAGTTAGACAGTAGTTATCTTGTCAAAGGATGGTTTGGCGCTGGGCAACTCTCAATGGTGTATGGGCCAAGCAACGTGGGTAAGTCATTCTTTGTGCAAGATGTGGCTTGGCATGTCTCTGCTGGGCAAGATTGGCATGGCAATAAGGTGAAGGGCGGTGTGGTGCTGTTTCTAGCTCTTGAGGGCGGCATGACAACGCATAATAGGATTGTGGCCTTACGTCAGCAATATCCAGAGCATGAGTCTAAATTAGCTATGCGTGCATTGCCAGTAAATTTACTTGAGGAAAACGCTGACGTGCAGCTTATCATTGATTTGTGTGAAGAGGTAAAGCGTGCGCATGGCGATATAGCTATGATCATCGTTGATACGCTATCAAGATCAATGCCTGGCGGCGATGAAAACTCGCCTGCATCATCAACGGCTGTGATAGCTGCGTGTGATAAAATACGTGGTGAAACTGATGCCCACCTATTGCTTGTGCATCATTCTGGCAAGAACTTGGACGCAAAGGCGCGTGGGCATAGCTCACTGAGAGCTGCTGTAGAGACTGAGATAGAGCTGAGTTATGACGAGGCGACAGGCTTGCGCACTGCTTTGGCTACCAAGCAGAGAGACTTGGAGGGTGGGCGTAAGTTTCACTTCAAGTTGAATGTGATTGAGCTTGGGTATGACGCTGATGGCGATGCGGTGACAACGTGTGTGATTGTGCCGGCAAGTAGTGATGATGTTGAGAAGGCCAACAAGAAAGCTATTAAGGGCAAGAATCAGATATTATTTAAGACATGCTTCCAGCAGCTAAGAGGCGAGGGTATAGGAATGTCAAACCCTGCTGGCGTTGGTTGGCCTGAACCCAGCACGTTCTGGGTGATTAAAGAAGAGGATATTAAGAAGCATTTCATGGGTAAAGTATCTGGCGTGGCTAACCCATCGCAAACCTACAAGCAATCAATTGCAGGCCTCACAAGTGCTGGTCATATTGTGCAAAATGATGGTTATATATGGTTTTGCGATGATTTTGGAAAAGTGAGCTAAAATGCATACTACTAATTACCTACTAATTAGCATTAGTAATAACAATATCAATGACTTAGCCGAACAACTACTAATTGCAATTAGTATATCGTAACCAATCTACTACTAATACTATATACCTTTAGGTATAGTATATTAGTATGTAGTTAAGAGAATAGTATGAGATAGGTAAAATCGGGGTTAAGAATTATGGAGCAAGAGATGAAGAAAAAGATAAACATTAGAACGGCTGGTGGCAAGAACGAGCCAAGCGAGGGTAAGGGAGATCAAGCGATGGTTAACGAGAGTATGGTGAGGTCAGATATATTGGCGAAGGCTAATCTGCTGATAACAGGGGATAGGGCGAAGCAATACGGAAGTGCAGATGAAAACTTCAATTGTATTGCGACGATGTGGACTGCTTATCTTGGCAGGCATATCTCTGCGTATGATGTGGCAAACATGATGGCGCTGCTGAAGATTGCGAGGATGCGCAACAGCGTACATCAGGATAGCTCTGTCGATGGCTGCGGTTATCTTGCGCTGGCTTACGAGCTATCAAATGAGGTCACATAGGCTTGAAACAACGCCTCTCTTGAGGCATAGTATAGTTAGCGGGTTCTCCTCCTCCCGACGCATTGTTTTGCATTTCAATGCGACGCCCGCTTAACTAGGGCGTGCGGTTATCTTTCCTCACTGCACGCCCACATAACACGGAGCAAGACATTGTCTGAGTTTATCATTAACTTAACATTAGATTTACATTGTGATGACAGTGACGATGCAGACTATGAGCTTAACAAGCTGTGCGATTATCTAACTGATAGGCTTACCATTGTGCCGGCTCAGACTGTACTGCAATCATTAGCAGAGGCGCTCATAGAGCTGCATGAGCAAGTGCTAGAGGAAGCCAGGAAGACAGTACATTGACTTACTGGCGGCATAACATGACGCAAGAACGTGCGTTACAACACATTGGCACGCCGTTGCACGGGCGCACTCGCGTAATGGAAAGTAAATCTATAGTCAATACTTTCGGATAAACTGAAAGTTAACATAATATACATTATAGGACATATACAGGTAAATCTACAGTATATCTAATGATTACAATGGGTTAACAGAATACAGGCTAATATACAGCTAATATGAGCTATGCGTTGTTCCATTTAGGCGAAACTACACATCTGGCGCAGCGAGGAAGCCCCCCCGTCAACGGATTTTACGGGGGTAGTGTGTGTGTATAATCTCACGCACACAATTGCCTATATATTGCTTCTCGAAAAAAAATAATTTAAAGTGTAATGGTGCATTACTCAAACTGCAAAAAGTAATGCACCTACACGGCAATAGATACGAAAGGATAGCCGCGATGAAAAAAGAATTACCAACTGTAGAGTATTTACGCAAGACAATACGTTATGATG